CGCCGGAACAGTGGCGTGGCGCGAGTTCATCGCGGGTCTGCGCAGCTACACGGGCGACCTCGAAGTGCTGCACAACGGCACAGCGTCGCCAATGGGCACGGCAGACATCAAGGCGCTGCGGAACACCAGCGGCACATGGGACTACTCTCCTTTTGGCACGGCGACGGGGCAGCGGAAATATTCCGGCTCTTACGTCGCCACGTCGATGGAGGACAGTTTCCCGTTCGATGATCTGGCGATGATCACCTTTGCCTTTCAAGGCAACGGTGAACTTGTAGAAGGGCTATGGTAATTCATGCGTCCGATCTGGCTGTCCAATGCACCACATGCGATCACGGGTTACGCGAATCAGACGCACCTATTCGTGCCGCGCATCAAGTCAGACGGGCATGACATTGCCGTTGCCGCCTTCTACGGCGTTGAGGGCGGGGTGCTAGTGCGGGACGGGATACCCATCCTGCCCCGCCTACTCCAACCCTACATGAACGACATCATCACGGCGCACTACGACTACCACCAAGCGGACTATATCATCACCCTGATCGATCCGTTCGTACTCGACCCTAATGTGTACGCACACCTGTACTCGGTGATGTGGACGCCAATCGACTGCGAACCCGTGTTCCCGGAAACAGCGACGGTGCTGCGCTCCGCACGGCGCATCTGGGCGATGTCCCGCTTCGGTGAGCAGCAACTGCGTAACGCGGGCTTCGAGAATGTGGAGTACGTGCCGCACGGCATTGACTCTAAGACCTATCGTCCGCTTGACCGCGCAGAGACACTCGCCAAGCTGAAACAAGAGACGGGCATCGACCTCGCGGGCAAATTCGTGGTCACCATGAACAGCGCCAACAAGGGCGCTCCGTCGCGCAAGGGCTTCTTCGAGGCGTTCGCCGCCTTCAAGATGTTCAGCGACGCGCACGAGGATGCGGTGCTGTACGTCCATGCGGAGATGCGCGGCATTCACGGTGGCGAACATCTGCCCACGATTGCCGCCATGCTCAGCATCGACCCGGCGAAGATCATCTACGTGCCGCAGTACCACTATCTGAGTGGGATGCTGCCCCCGTCGTTCATCAACGAAATCTACAACGCCAGCGACGTGTTTCTGACGACTTCACACGGCGAAGGCTTCGGCATTCCCATCGTTGAGGCGCAAATGGCAGGGCTACCCGTCATCGTGACCGATTTCAGCGCCATGACAGAACTGTGCTTGTCCGGCTGGAAAGTGCCGGGTACGCCGTTCATGTTCGCGCCGGGCGCGACGCACCGATTGCCGATCATCCCGAAGGTGGTCGCCGCGTTGGAAGCGGCGTATCAGCAGCGCGGCGCGACTGACCGCGAGCAAGTGCGGGCGAAGGTGCTGCAATACGACGCGGATCGGGTGTATGCCGACTACATGCGACCCGCCTTGCAGCGCATCGAGGCGGACATCACCGCGCAGCGCCAGATGGCAGCGGGCTTGAAGGAAGCCGCACAACGTGGCGTGGATGCGGTGCACCGCACAATGCCCGACGCGATGGATGAAATCAACGTCAATTTGTCGCCTTTGATCGAGGCGATCGAGGAACGGAAGGCGGGACGATGACCAAGAAAGCAACCAGACCGGCGACCAAGCAAGTTAGTGAGCCGCAACCCGTGAAGCCTGCCGACGTGGTGCTGATGTCGCTGTGGCGCAACGACGTGGGGCGCGACCTTGAACAGCGCATCGATCGCCTGCTGGCAAAAGAGAGCGTCACGCGCTGGGTGTGGGTGACGGGCAACAACGACGACGCTACTGAGGATGCACTAGCCGCCGTCGCCAGCAAGCGCGACGATGTGACGCTGATCCACTACGACAGCCCCACGCTTGGCACAAACCCTGACGAACGACTGGCGCGACTGTCAGAGACTGCCAGCGTGGGGCTAGACGATGTGCGGGAAACCGACGCTTATTGGTGCATCCATGAAAGCGACTTGATCAGTCCCGTTGATGTAGTCACGCGACTGCTGGCGATGCAAGGTGACGAGCCGAAGGTGTGCGCTGGTATGGTCTGGTTAGGTGACCAGATCGGGCAGTGCTGGTATGACAGCTATGCATACCGTAAGGACGGCGTATGGTTCACCAATTCGTTTCCATACCATGCTTGCGTCGATATGGAAAATCCATTTGAAGTTCACAGCGCTGGCTCTGTGATGTTATTCCCCGCCGCGCCAATTAACGCGGGGATGCGTATGGAGCGCGGCGGGCTGATTGAGTTGTCGCAAAAGTTACGTGAAGCGGGCTACCGGATCATTGTCGATCCTAAGCTGAATATCATCCAGCCTACTCATCTTTGGACGAGCGCCCAACACGCGAGTTATTAGCCGATGACCATCTACGAACCCGTCCTAATCCTCCGCCCTGACGCCGTGCAAATTGACGACACGGCGCGCATTGATTCGTGGGTGAAGATCGAGGGCAAGGTCACTGTCGGCAAGGGCGTCCACATCGCCAGCTATGCGCACCTCGGTATCGGCGGTGGCGAACTGGTGCTGGAAGATTACAGCGCCGTCGCCTCGCACTGCTGCATCGTGACGGGATCGAACAAGCCCGACGCGCTATCGTGCAGCGCCGCCGCTCCTGCTGACATGCAGCATGTTGAGCGCGGCAAGGTTATTGTCGGTCAGTACGCCGTCCTCTACGTGGGCGCGATTGTGCAGCCGAACGTCACCATTGGCGAGGGCGCGGCAATCATGGCGGGCGCGGTGGTGACAAAGGATGTGCCAGCGTGGGAGGTGTGGGGCGGCGTGCCGGCACGGAAGATCGGGGATCGGCGTGTCTTTGGACGTGAGGAACGGCTGACCATTCCCGATATGCCCGGCGATTGGACGCTGCAACATCGCGGCGGACTGATCCACGTCCTCAACGGCAACCGCTGCATTGTACTGCGCTTACCGGGCGACATCAGCATCGAACAGGCGGTCAAGACGGCGTGGCTACGCTACAACGACAGCGGCGGCAGCTACCGCCAGATTGCGGAGAGAGAAGCGAATGGCAACTAAAAAAGTACGCGACCTCGCGGGGTCGTCCGATCTCCAACTGCTGCTCGAAGGCAGCGACGCGGCGGGCTGGTCGCCTGTCGTCAAGACCGCGCCGTCTGCTGGCACGGGCAAGGGTACGGCAGCGCATACCCGCGTGCAGCCCACCTCTACCAGTGGCATCGCATTGGCGGCGAACGCTAACCGCATCACTGCCATGATCCAGAACGCTGGCACGGTGGACGTGTACCTGTTCGCAGGGGGCAGCGCCACCACGACGAACGGCATTGTGCTGCCCGCCTCAACCTCAGTCAGCTTCGAGGATCGGGTCACCGTCGCGGCGTGGCACGCTGTCACAGCGGCGGGTACGGGCGACTTACGCATCGTGGAAGTGAGCTGATCATGCGCATCGGACGCGGGCTATCACTGGGCGTGGATGATCGCGGACTGCGCTTGCAAGGCGGTGGTGGCAGTCGCCGCCTTGTGACCAGCTTTACGCAGTCGCTTGGCTCTGAACTGCTGACGAACGGCGACTTCAACTCGTGGACAGGAGACAATCCTACGAGTTGGACAGCCAGCGGCGAAACGGGCGCAACAAAAGAGATTACACAGCGCGATCCGGCGCAACTTCACGCGGATAGTATGACTGTTGGTGGTGCGGCAAACGTTTTCAACAGCACAGGTTCAGGTGTGGTTGGAGTCCTCCAAGCCAACGTAACCACGCTGGGCGGAATCTACGAAGTTGACGAGACAATTTCCGCCTACGCATCAGGAACTCCCGTTGTCTACTTCGATGGCGGCGTAGGCTCCGCTTCAATGGCGGCGGCAGCGACACGCAAGATAATGATGGGTCGCAATCTAAATGGCGCTACCCCTTTTTGGGCGACTTTCGCGTCCGGCAATTGCGACTACACGATTGACAGCGTATCCCTTAAGCGCCTCACCCTCAACGCCGCGCTAACTGCTGCGCTCAACAACACTATCACGCACAAGTTCGTGCTCCCCGCGTCACCAGTGGCGGGACAAGAGATACACGTTCTCTACCGCATCGCTGCGGCAGGTGAAGAATTCTTGAACTGTTGGGACTTGTACCTGCGGCGCAACGATGCGAATAACGCGTGGTCAGTGCGCTTAGACCGCATTAGTGCGGGAACACGCACCAACCTACCGGGCGCAACTGTAGCAGACGTCGGCAATCCCGACGCACTGCGCATCGTGACCAGCGGCAACGATCACACCGTCTACACGGGCGCAGCGGATACCTACACGCAACGCGGCACTACGCAGACGAACAGTACGCACAACACAGCGACGGGACTGAACACGGTGGCATCGTCGGGCTTTACTCAGACTTCATTGGAGTACACAGCATGAAACACCTGCTCACCCTGCTGCTCATCCTCGCCCTGCTCCTCCCCGCGTTCCCCGTCGCGGCGCAAGGCATTCGCGGCGTGACGTGCATCCCGCGTGCCTCCGAAGTGACGTTCGGGCACTTCAACGGCGCTGCGGGAACAACGATGCTGGACACCGCAGAGATACAGGCGGTGGTGGCGTGGAGTGGTACTGATTTGTGGGTCGGGTATCCACAGGGCTGGGCGCGTCCATTAGGCGCGGAAGTACTCGTGATTTATCTGTCACGGGAAGGCTACGCGGCGGGCGTGGTGGAAGTGTCTTACAGCATCGAATATCCCGATGAGTACGCGGTGCTGGCTTACCTGTCGCGTGAGCCATTCGCGGACGCCAACGGGGAACACTGGGGTAAGCATCCCAAGTGCGCGTTCACCATGCCACGTATCGTAATAGATGCGTGGCTGCGGGGAGTGAGCGGACGATGATGCGATTACTGCTGTGCGCCGTCGCCTCGATCCTCCTGTTCACCATCGCGTCGCCAGTGACGGCGGACACAGACGAGCAGAACGCTATCGAAGCGGCGTGCATGTTCATGCTGCTTGCCGACTCTGCGCGGTACGGCGCGTTGCCCCTTGCCGCGAAATTTGATGCTTACGCCATCTGCGCGGCGGCGTGGTGGGTGAGCTGGCTGCCGGAAGCGTGGCAAGCTATGTGGTGGCGGTGGCAGTACGACCGCACAGTGAGCTTATTGGCGGAGGCGGCACGGTGAGCAATTGGTGGATGTGGTTTTTGTTGTGCATTCTTACCGCGCTTGTCGCCTTCTTTGCCGGAAGGTTTTATGAACATGAGAAGTGTAAGGAGAGGCTAGATGAAACTGAAACTGGTGCAGGAAGCGGCGAAGAGTCGGCTATGTGATAGGCAGTTGGAGGACTAATGACCGCACGTGAAGGCATGACCAACCTGATCTCCCACCTGCGCGGGCTGACCCACGCTGGTACGGCGGACATGACGCTTGGTGCGGTGACGTACTGGTCAGACGACCAATTGCAGGCGCGGTTGGACCAGACGCGGCGCACGTTCCACTTCGAGCAGTTGGAGTCGCTTCCCGTCCACAACGGCGGGGCGTATGAGGTCTACGACTACCAGATACCCGCGCGCATGGGTCGCCACTTCGAGCAAGCGGGCGTTGACAGCGGGTGGGCAGTGAAGGACAGTACGGGCGCGACCATTGGCACGGCGCTGTATACCTTCAACGCAGAGGCGCGGATCATCAGTTTCGGCACGGTGAACCAGCACGGCTCGGTCTACTATCTGGACGCGCGGGGCTACGACATGAACCGCGCAGCAGCAGGCGTGTGGCGGGAGAAGGCGGGCTACTACGCTTCGCAGGTGGACTTTAAGAGCGACAACCACGATGTCAAGGCGTCGCAGCGCTGGCAACACGCCGTGCAGATGACGGAGTACTTCGAAGGGCAGGCGGGCGCTTACGTGGGGCGGATGGTGCGCATGGATGAGGTAGGGACGTGAGCAACTTCGTGAAGTTCGAGCGCTTCCCCAGCAATGAGAAATTCGCAGAAGCGACGGGGATCGGCGTTGGTGAAGCGGGTGTCATCATCCATTACATCATGACGACGCTGGACGATCGATCCGGAGTGTCAGTAAACGCGGCATCAATGGCAGCAACAGCTATCAAAGTCGGATTGTTCGACTGGAAGCAAGTGGCGGCGATCTTCGGATCGCTGCACAAGCCAGAAGGTAGTGATGACTAATCAATTCCTTGACGCTGAGATGTTGGCACAGTTCCGTGCAGACGTGGCGCGGATGCTGCCCGACACCTGCCTGATCGAGCGCTTCGGCACGTCAGACGGCGGCGGTGGCGCGTATGAGGAGGCATGGACGACGGTTGCCAGCGGCGTCCCCTGTCGGCTCGATCCGAAGCCGCTGCAAGGCGGGTCGGGCATTGATGCGGTAGCAGTGAAGGAAGTCGTGGAAAGCTTGTACCAGTTGACCATCGCGTACACGGCAGACATTCAGACGGGCGATCGTGTGACGACGGGCAGCGTGACCTACGAGATACGCCAACTGCACGGGGCGCACAGCAACAAGGTGAGCGTGCGGCTGATTGTGGTGAGGATCGATTGATGACGCTGCGATTTCGCATCGAATGGAACTCGCAGAAGCTGCGCACTTTGCAAACGGTGCTACCCGTGCGGGCTGATGCTGTCATGGAGAAGATCGCCAATGACATGGTGACCGACATTCACGACAACTTCAGCAGAACCGCGCCCAACCCTTCGCTGCCGGGCAATCCTCCAGCCGTGCAGACGGGCAACCTGAAGCGCAGCATCACGGCGCGGCGCACGGCACAGGCGACGTACCAGATTCGGGTCGGCATGAAGTACGGGAAGTGGCTGGAATACGGCACGCGCAAGATGGCTCCCCGTCCTTTCTTTAGACCAGCGAAAGCGCGGGCAAGAGCGCGGCTGCCTAGGATGTTGAAAGGGATCATCAAGTGAGTGTCCTGAATGACATCGAAGCGGGCTTGCATCTCAGGCTCACCACGACGGGCGGCACCGCGATCTGGGGCAGTAAGGTGTACGCCGTGCAAGCGCCGCAAGGGACGGCGCTGCCTTATGTGTTGGTGCACTACATCAGCGGCGGGGATACCAACGAAAGCCCCTCCCGCATCGTGGATGCACAGTATCAGGTGGAGGCTTGGTCGGAGTCGCAAGTGCAGGCTAAGCAGATGGCAGCGTACATCGAAGCAGCGTTACGCGACCAAGCGCTGACCGTGAGCGGTTGGAACCACATCGCCACTACGCAGCAAGGCATGATCGCCACTGTCCAGAACGAGGGACAAAAGCAGTACTGGCGACGCGGCGCGGATTACCGGATACGAGTGAGCAAGTAATGTCGTCACCAATTGGTGACATTTGGAGGAAAGATGGCTGATAACGAGAACGTCGCGGCGCAGGTGGAAATCATTCAGGCGCTGCTCACAGAGAAGCGGGAAGACAACGCGAACGGCGCTGAACCCACGCTGAAAAACAAGTATGTGTTCGATTTTCGCAAGGTGTCGGCAAAGGAACGGCGCAAGCTGCTGCGCGACATCCTGCGCTCCGAGACGAGCGATGATGGCGATCTGCTACTGCTGCCGTGGCTCGGTAAGACGCACGTGGGCGAGTGGGCGGACGGCAAAGATTACAGCGATGTGAAGGTCTTTGAAGCGGCGGACGCAGTGGAGTTCAATGAGGTGCTACGGGCGTTCCTGCGCACCTTTCGCACTTCATTCAACTGAACCTCACAGCAACGCGTTCCAGAAAGCGGTATACGTCGGACTGAAGTTCGGCGCGACCTCGCGGGATTTGGAGCGCGACTTTGGCGTGAAGGATGCGGTAGAGCGCATCTCTCGCCTGCAACTGGCGAAGTGGTACGGCTGGACGCTCAGCGAGATTGATGATATGTCCCTCGCTGACCTGAGCGACGCCGTCGATTACATGGCGGCGGTCAACAAGATACAGGCGGAAAGTGCGGCGAAAGCAGCAGCCGCGCCGAAAATCAAACCGAGAAGGTAGCTATGGCTGAAGACATTGGCGAGCTAAGGGCAAAGATCAGCGCCGATCTCAGCGGACTCCAGTCCGGGCTTCGCCGTGCCGATAGCATGTTGAGCAGCTTCGGCGGCGGCATGACGAAAGTCGGCAAGCAGGTTGGCAGCGTAGGCGACAGTCTGATGGGCGTGTCTGCCGTTGCTGCACTCGGCTTGGGCGCTGGCATCAAGGTCGCTATGGACTTTGAAGGCGCGATGAAAGAGATCGAGGTACGCGCTGGCTTGACGGCTGAGGAGCTGGACGAGGTATCCGCGTACGCCCTGCAGATGGGCAAAACAACCGCATTTAGTGGCGAAGAAGCAGCAGATGGGCTTCTTCAATTACTAACCAGCGGCAACGACCTGAAAGAGTCGATGGAACTGCTCAAGCCTGTCATGGACTTGGCTGCATCATCAAATTTAGAACTCGGCTACTCCGCTGACGCCACGACGGACATTATGGCAATGTTCGGACTGACCACCAACGACGCGGTGGACATCGTCAACCTATTGTCGGGCGCGGCTGGCGCATCATCCGCTACCGCTGGTGACTTGATCGACGCACTGACCAACGTGGGCACGGTGGCGGCGGGCATGGGCTACAGCCTCGATGAAACGATTGCCGCGCTGGCGGTGCTGGCGGACAACGGCATGAAGGGTGCGGAAGCGGGCACGCGACTGAAGTCGGCAC